GGGAGAAATATCGACTTCTCCTTTTCTGGACCCAATCAAGGGCCACAGGTCTTGCTGATAGCAAGATGGTCGAGGCATCCCTCGACAAGTTTAGACATACGACGTCTAAACGATCTCAACCTGTTGAGATCGATGTAGGGATTTTCCAATCCTGCATACGGACCAGTATTCTTACTGGTCACCCTGCGCAGGTTAGCGCAGGGCCTAAGGCCTGTCTTCAGGCCCCCCAAAAGCCTGTGCTTTTGGAGAGTCGGTTTTACGCCGACCCTAACCGTCAAGAGCCTCTTGGCGGCCAGTCCAGGTATTTGCATTACCTGGCCACCCACCGTGTGCTACACGGTGAGTACGATATTCAGACATTGGAATATCGTCGCTTCGAGAAACCTCGAAACGTTAGGTCATCAAATGACCTACTCTCATGGGCAATCCATGAGGCACTAACGCACCCTGAAAGGGTGTGTTCTGTTCGGTATCATTCTGTCGCCGAACAGTCTAAGGCACGGTCTATAACCGTGGCACATTATGCCTATCAGGTCATAATGGGAGTGTTAGCGCATGCGCTAACCCCTGCTGTATTGTCAGCAGAGACGAAGTCAGGACTGACTTCGGATAGGCATCTATGGAATTTCCTAGATACCAACCTCTCACCGGAGGTGCCCTCTTGGGAGGGCTCGTCTGGATACAAGATCCAGGCGATGTCTCTTGATTTAGAAGAGGCAACGGACCACTCAAACTGGTGGTTCTCTCGGGCCGTCTGGTCCGAGTACATCCGGCAAACAAGAGGCCGGACGCAGCCAACAGGACTCATGCTGTTGGCGAAGAGGCTCTACACCTCTTCACGCCCTGTATTTTACAGGGTGAAAGGAAATAAATATAGCTATTTCCTTACCCATCGAGCTGCTCTGATGGGTGACCTTTTTACGAAGGTCGTCCTGACGATATCTCAGGACTATAGCGCGCGCCGCGCGCTGCTCAGCTCCCCCCTAGGGAAGCTACCTGGGAATAGGGATATTCCCAAGGATTGTATGGTTAAACCATACAATTTATCCACTATAGAAAAAGTGGGTATGACGCCTTCGGCGTTAAAGCGCCGTGTTATACACGGTGCCGCCTACTCGTTGGTAGGCGACGACATAATTATCGTTTATGCCGTCCAAGGAAGCCTCGGTCACACCGGGCTTCTCCCGTACTACCGTACGGAAGCGGTAGGCGTAGGCCTATCGCTGTCAGAGCCGGATAGCTTTGACAGTCCTCACCTTATGTTCTACTGTGAGGAAGGGGCCATGGTCCCTAAACACGGTGTGGTATCCACACCGCGGCACCAGAGATGGCGCGGTCGAGAAGTGAGCTATCTCGACTATCCTCGTTTGAGGCTCTTGCTCCCGGTTAAAATGGAGCAGGATATATACTCACATACCAATGTGGGTAGGTTCTCTTTGCTCGGCAAAGAGACTTTATGGGTCACGGAAACTTCCAGTGACCGGGCTGTCGCGTTATACGAGGCAGCAAGTCTGGTACAGCATCTTGTTGTACCGAGGGACATAGAGTGCCTATGCCCTTTCACCCCCACCGAGATCGGTGGGGATGGGTCATTTACAAATGACCGTGACTTCTTCGCTGAAGTCATCAACTCCAAATCCAAGGATGTTGGAGAGACGTTGTTCCGGATGGAG